AGATTTACTGACGGGTTTAAAGAAAATTATGAAAAACTTCAAAAACAAGCAAATGTATTTGGTAATGTTAAAGAATCGTTTTCTAATGACATAGGTAAATTAGGTATAGCTTTTGCTCCTCTTACGACATTACCCGGTGTAGAAACTTTATTAACTCTCCTTAAATCTGTTGGTGCTAAACTTTTATTAACAACCCTTAAGGCTTTTAAGTTACAAAGAAAAACCGCAAAGGAAGCTAAACTAAAAGCTCGAGCTAATGCATTAAATGCCGGTGGTGTTAAGGGTCCAATTAAACCAGGTGAAGCACCAGATAATAAAAAAAGTGGCTTCAAATTATTCTTTTTTGGTCTATTTACGGCATTAAGTGTTTTCTTTAAAGGATTCCTAGCAGGATTCAAACAAGGCCTTGCCAAAACATTAAACTTCTTTGGTATTAAAAAATTTACTAAAAGTCTAAAAGCATCCGCATTAAAAAACTTACAATCAATGGGTGGTAAGATCACAGCCTTTGGTAATAGAATAAAAAGTTTCTTTAAACCACTCGGCAAAGTGGGTAAAGCAATTCAACCAGTAGTAAAAATTATAACCGGTCTTCTATCTAAAGTTGGTCTCTTTGGTAAACTTCTAGGTAGAATATTTTGGCCAATAACTGTATTGTTTGGATTGTATGAAGGTCTTAAAAATTCAATGTCACAATTTCAAAGATATTCAGGTGAAGGTATAATATCACAAATCTTTGGTGGTATATTAGGATTCTTCGGTGGTATTACTTCATATATAATTGGATGGCCATTAGACTTACTCAAATCAGCAGTAACATGGATTGGTGATAAGATGGGATTCGATATGTCAGCTTTAGAAGAATTCTCTTTCCAAGATATGTTTAAAGACTTATATAAAAATATTGGTGATGGTGTTCTTGATTCAATTCAATATATCAGAGACCTATGGAACTCAATAGACTTGAGCGAATACTTTAGTGGTCTAGTATCTAGAGCATTGAGTAAAATAAAAACAATCTTTATGAAAATTACAGCGTTCCCTAAAGCCGTAGCATCAGGATCAGCTGCAGCAGTTGGAGCTTTCTTACCTGGTGGTGAATCACCGAGAGAAGCATTTAATAGAGCTTTCAATGAATCGATGCAAGGTTCTGTAGCCAAAATCGAAGCTGAACAATTAAAAGGTGAAGAACTTCAAACACAATCAGATGCTACTACAGAAGCATTTAGAGATGTTGAATTCAGTAGTAGAGATAGGGATGTAAAAACTAACAATGTACAAGTAAACAACCAGACGAATAACGCTGGTACTAAAAAAGTAGTTGCTACGAGACAAACTGTATCTGATGATTTCAGTTACAAATTAGCATTATCTCAATAGATGAAAAAACTAGCCCCTCTTCCCGCCGTTTAATCTGATATCTCCTGCCGCATAGATATCTTTCCTCATTGATTGCTAAGAATCCCCATTCTTAACCGTCCCGTTCTTTTATGAAATTAAAAGAACTCATGACCTGACACGAAGGTCATTCCCATATCTTTGAATCAAGTTATAGTATTTATAACTTTCTTACTGATCATTCGCAAGTTTTTCAAAATAACTCATAGTAGAATCACTTGAGTCTCCTGAATTACTTACTGGTGCTGGTGTATCTGCCCATGGTTTAGTTTCAGCAGTAGCTGTTTGACCACTAGTGTTGTCTTCTGCTATTGTTTCTGCTGTCGCTGTTGACACTTCTACACCACCTAGTCCTAAAGCTCTATCTAATTGTGCTTTCAGATCATCATAAGATTTGAATTGATCTGGAGCAATTAGTTCAGCTAAAGAATGTTGTTTGTTGTAGATATTCTCCATTGCAGAATCATCATCTGAAATAGGAGCAGGATTAGAGAATTCTGATTTATCATAATTCCAATATCCATCGACTTTTCTAACTTTAAGTTTAAAGTCAGCACCTTCCCACATATCAAATGGGTTCACTGGTTTCTCATCTTCGAACTGAGGTTGCATTACATCTTTGACTTTCTCAAAGATTTTTTTACCGAAACGATAAAGCATTACTTTACCTTCATGCTCTGGATGAGTCGGATCTGAAACAACAAGAACATTAGCAACATAGTGTAATCTTCTTTTTTGTTTTCTTGCTTGATCCTTTTGTGCTTCATCACCACTGTTCCATAATTGAGAATTATACTCACTTACAGGACAATCGTTACCTAGAGTTGTTAAAGATTTCTCTATTAACCACCCACCTGGTCCTTGAAATCCATGATCCCAATATTGGATCCATGGTAGTTCTTCACCATTTGAAGCTGGTAAGAAACGAAGTACTGCATACCCATTACCAGATTTATCTAGTTCAGGTTTCCAGAATCTATCGTCACCATAGCCTTTTTTGTTTGAATCAGAGGACTCTGCTTCAAGTGCGGTTTGTAGTTTATCGAAGCCACCGCGACTTCTCTTTAGTTCATTAAATGACATTTTATCTCCTTGTATTTAATTTTATTATATTATCCACTTATTTCATTATGTAAAACTATTGTATTCTAACGGTTTTTTATTTCCGTTATAGTATATAGTATAATTGACATCTGTAAATTTGTCAATCACTTTCTTTATCTGTGCTTCTTGTGTTCCTAGAAGTGAATTAGGATCACTAGTACCAACCCTCAAGCGAGAAGTTTCTTTCTCTCTTTGATAGGCATTAGTACCAGCATAGATATTCTGATAAGTATTATCTTGAAAGTTCCATATAGAATCGAAACCTACAAGACATACTTCGTCAAAACCCATTATAGAAGCCTGAGCCATAGCTTGACTTCCAGTAAAGAAGTTGACACTAAACCTAGGGTCTTCTTCTGTACCTTTCATATTTGTTATTTGCCATTCAGGATTTACTCCAATGACATGAACTTCCATGATCTCTGAGATATCATCTTGAAGTCCAAATATCCAGACATTATCATGTCTGTCTATATCTGATTCTTTAATACTAAACGAAGGATCGAATCCCATAAGAATCATTTCTTTATATTCTTTCGGGACAGGATCGAAATCAGGAAAGATACACTTATGATCTTTCGGATATTCTGATTCACAAATTTCTTTTATGATAGTAGAATCACCCGACACCAAATAGTCTGCAGGGTAATCTCTAAACAAAGCATTACAACCAAAGATCGTACCATCTAGTGTATCTAAATCTAATCCTTTCCTAGAAGGACCGTTACCTATAATGTACGCTGTATCCATACTTCTTTCATTCCTGTTCTCAATTTTGTTTTATCTATTTCGATAAAAGGTTTCAGTTTAGTTAATTTACTTCTTTCTTTCGGCCAGATAAATTGTTCTTGTATTAATTCATCAAAGTCACCGAATACACCAAACATCATTTCGAATGCTATAAATGTTTCTGGTATGATCTTACGACCAAGATATTCTTTTAAAATAGGTGGGTGTTGACCTTTCTTACATTCTAAAATTATATCTACTTGTTCATATTTATCTTGTAGATATCTCATATCTTGTATGATACAGTATGACAATTTTTGTTTTCTTTTTTTAAACTCTTTGTAATTGTCAATACATTCATTATCTAATAAATTTTTAACATAGTATTTCTTCTGAGAGAGATTAGCAACAAAGTAATCTCTAAGTTCATCTCTATGTTCTCTTGCTAATTTAGCAAAATGATATTTATCATTTCTTTTTAGAAACGATTGTATTTTTACTGGTACTTTACCGTTGTACTTAAAGAAGTCATAAGACTCTGTATTAAAATGATTATTAATAGCTAAGTACAGACAGTAGGCATCAAAACCTTCTCTGCTAGTCATTAATAGTATCTTAGTTTACCTAGTGTATTATTGTTTTGTTGATTGATTTGTTCTCTACGAACAGCCTCTTTCTTTTTTCTTTGTCTCTTCTGAGCAGGCTTTTCATAGTATTCTCTTTTACGAACTTCTGCAACGATACCGGCTCTCTCACATTTCTTTTTGAATTGTCTTAATAGAACATCAAAAGGAGGAGGTCCGTCATGTCTTTTTTGTTTATTGAACTTCTTGTTGAAGTGTTTTCTTTGATGGTAGGGTTTTTGTTTTTGAGGTATCATATATTATTTTATTATTGTATTGTATTGTATTTTATTATATTGGTAACTTGGCATTTGATTCTTCTTTCAAAAACCGAAGGTTAACCGCTTCTGCTTTTATCTTCTCTTTTAACGGAGGAGTAATTAGACCTTTAACTGAATCAGGTTCTAAATGATTTTCTTGACAAAAATGTACTATTGCATCTATGTAGGAAAGGTGTTTATTAATTACTAATTCTTCTACAGAGGTAGTAAACTTCTTTTTAGTTAAGATCATATATCTATTATACTACCGAATCCTTATAGGTCAAGCTCTAATCAGTTGTTGGTGGTTGATTGTGTCCTATCATTGTATCAGGACTCCAATTCTCTACAGCTTGTCTTATAGCATCTTCTGCTAAGACACTACAATGTAATTTGATTGGTGGTAGTTGTAACGCTTCTGCTATTTGTTTATCTGTAATCTGTTTAGCTTCG